GTTGAAGGCAAACGACACCGTAGCGTCATACACCTTCTGCGGCGGCTGTTGCTTCACACACCTTTCCAGCGCCCGCTCCACTCGTAGCACGTTGGAGATCAGCCCTTCAGCTGCCTGTCGTTCCGTAATAATTTTGCCGGGAATGACGCCCGACGTATTACCAATGCCGTCGGTCCAGACACCCGCGCTGCACTGATACGGCTGCAGACGACAGCCTTCATAATCGGCGATCAGTTTCAGTCCCTCCTCGGAGGTGTGAAGCTGCTGAAACCCCGGCAGCGTGGCAGCAATAGCCAGCACGGCCCCGACAAGGCAGCGTTTAACGATTGATGGATTCATAGTCCTCCCGCGAGATCTGCCCGTCGCGCAGAAGCTGGTAGGCTTTGTGTTTGTAGTACCAGTTGATAGCCAGCATCAGCACACCGATCATCAGGCCGCCCAGCGTTGAGGCATCCTTGATGGACAAATCGCCCAGCCAGGCCAGCACGACGGCGATGCAATACGTGATAAAGGCGCTGATTCGCTCAAGCGTCATAATTCAGTCCCATAGCTGGACGGTCTGCACGGTGGTGGTTGTCGGAATGTCCGGCAGCTCCACCTGCAGCCCGTGAGGTAAAAAGGGGCCGTATTCGGCAAGCCCCGGATTTGCCTTCAGTACCTGCTCCGTGACACCCTGCGTGCGCCCGTAATGACGCCAGCAAAGTGCGTCCACCGTGTCATACTGATGCGCACGCACTTTCATCAGATAAGCTCCACTGTGCAGTGCGGCGCATCCTGCACCCGGCTGATGGCCCAGCGGGCGTCACGCCATAAATCACCGCTTGCTTCCGCCAGTTCCTCGCCTCGCTTCGCACCGGATGCCGTGGCGTCATAGTCCTGGTAACGTTCGTTGAGCATGGCGCGTGCCCAGCAATAAACCGCGTTGAAATAGTGCTGAATGCGCTCGCTTTTGCCGTCCAGTTGTTCCGCCGGGACTTCTGCCAGCGAGGCATACCCCAGCATCTGCTGGCGTCTGCGAAACTCATACAGCTCTGCGTTGACCTCCGAAATTGCCGACAGGGCAACCTGTTTTAAACGCGGCTGCGTCACCGTGCCGTCAGTGCGCATCACACTGCGAAACTCCGACAGGTCCACATCAGGCCAGAACGGCGTATTCCTGATGATTTCCGCCTGTTCCGGTGCCTGTTCTGGCGCAACAAACTTCATGCTGCTTTCTCCTGAAATAGAGGGCGGTGGACGGGGTTTTGATGTGGCAGTGCCTTTCGCCACCCCGTGCCGCCCGTGCGCGGGGGCACGTTCTGTCAGCGGCTGTCATTGCGCAGTCTGCGCTCCAGCTGCTGTTTGTCTTTTTTCACGCCACAGCGGGGATCGAGCTGTAACGCATGGTTGAGATGATTAAGGGCAGACGCCGGATTTCTTTCACTCAGGACAGCGCCAATCGCTTTATGCAGACGCGCCCGTGACTGGTCCGGCATATCCATACCGTCTGTCAGCTCCAGGGTCTGCAGCAACAGATCGGCATCAAAGCCGGTGGCGGCAAGCATTGCGCTCTGGGCTGCATCTGCCATTTCCTCTGCCAGCACGGTCTGCACGTTGCGGTTACCTAACGGCATCACCCAGCCATGACGCAGGGCGTGACGCCCGATCTCCAGCGCCCCGGCATAATCTCCGGCATCAATGCGCCACAGCATCACGTACATCAGCACGTCATCCTGTTGAGCGCCTCCGGCAGCCAGGACACCCTCCGCCCAGGCGGCGTACTTCGGCAGCAGCTCCACCTTGATTTCCGCTTTTTTGACCGTGGACTGAACGCCCTTGAGACGGCGGCGGTCTTCCGCCAGTTGCAGCAGCATCAGGTCATAGCCCGACGCGTGGCGAACGCTGCCGCCCTCGCGGGCGGCCTGTTCAGCCTGAACGCGCAGGCGATGCTGCCGTGCGGGACTCAGGCTCATGAATTACGCTCCGGTTTCTGCTGCTGCGGCGCTGAAGTCGCCAATCTGGATGTTTTCCACCAGTGCGGCGCAGCGGTAGTCCTCAACCACATAGGCTTCGTTAACGGATTCAAAGTTTTCAATCCGGTCACGTTTCGGGTTGTCGATAACTGAGCGGCGGCGGGTGTCTTCCTGCCAGTAGATGGACAGGTTATCCAGACGGGTGATCAGCAGTGCATTCGGCGGGAAGAACGGCGCACGCACGGCCTGCAGGCCACCCATGCGTTTCTGACTGATGATTATATCGGCAGCCAGTTTTTCACTGTTTTCCTGCTCTTTGTTGACCAGCGGGAAATACTTGTCAGACAGCAGTTCACGACCGCAAATCACCACCAGATCGTCATCGTCCTGGTAGACCACATCGATAAGCTCATTGACGGCATCCATCACCACGGCGTCCAGGTTGGCATATTCGCCACCTTTCCCGACTTTCACCGCACCCGGTGTGGTTTCACCGCCCGTGGTGGTGCTGCCCATGACGTGATCCGGTGCATCTTCACGGATTTTCTGCAGCCAGCCTTTGTTCACATCCTGCAGCAGCGGGTTATCGCTACGGTTGGAGGTTTTCGCACGCTTCACGCCGTTAAAGCCGATCATGATGCGGTCCAGTGCCTGACGTTTCACGATGGCGTCACGGATGCGCACCTGGAAATCCTGAAACTTCGCCCACAGGTCCAGCTTCGCGTAGGTCAGCACCGTGTCAAAGTTGGTCTGCTCGCATTTGTATTCCACATCGACCATCAGCGTCGGATCGACAGGTTCACGCTCTTTCGCGGTGGTGTCAGTGGTTCCGGCAATGGTGCTGCCAACTCCCAGCCCCAGCAGCTGACCGGACTGCTCAGTCACTGGCGTGACGTTAATCAGCGTCAGGAAAGCGGCGGACTGCTGGATCTGGTCTTCCAGCGTCTGCTGTACAGACGGCTCCACGGTGAACTTGCTGGACAGTTCTTCAACTGCCACACCGTTCAGACGCGCCAGCTGCTGCAGGTAAGCGTTAAAAGCAAATCGGGTATTCTTCTTCATCGGGTTTTGTGCTCCATCAGCAATTGGTCAGAGTGTCAGCGGGGGCGTTACCGCCTGTTGCACGCTGGCGGTAGTCCTGGCGGCAGTCTTCATGACTCAGCTTGTCCACCAGTTCGTTAAAGGCGGTTTGCTGTGCCTGCAGGGCAGTCTCCAGCTCAGACAGGCGTTCTTCCTGCTCAGACAGGGATTTTTCGGTGCGTGCGCTCAGGTTCTGCTGCTCAGTGGCGACCAGCTCCACGGCCTTATGCACATCAGAGAACCGGGCGTCATCGGACTGCTCTTTTTTGGTAAACAGCGCCGTGACACGGGCAAACAGGGACGGTTTGTCGTCCTGGATTTCTTCCAGTTCGATCACCGTTTCCTCTGCAGCGGTAAAGAGATTGGCAGGATTCTGCTTGCGGTTTGCCAGTGGGTTATGGGCTGCACTGGCGCTGAATGTCAGCATTTCAGTGCCCAGACTGGCAGGGTCATCAGTGGCTGCCAGGCCGACCAGGTAGGCTTTGCCCGTATCAGCGAACTTCGGGCTGACTTCCATAGAGGTGAATAATTTCTGGCCTTTTTTCACCAGCTCCACCAGGGACTCCGTTGGCTCAACGTCGGCATACAGCGCCATCTTGCCTGCCAGCGGACCTTCCATGATTTCTTCAGCAAACAGCGCCGTCACCTTGCCGTAGCGGTTAAAGGTGCTGTCCGGCAGATAAGACTTGATGTGCTCAAGGTTAATCAGCGCGGTATACACCGCCGGGTTGTAGCTGGCTGCCATCTGTTCCAGCCATTCACGCTGGATTTCGCGTCCGTCGGTGGTGGCACCTTCCACCCCGATGCGAAAACGCTTTGCTTTCACTGTCATGAGCCGTGCTCCGTTAGAAAAAACTTACTGGAGCCTTATGGTTGCGGTGATGGGGGCAGTGAAACAATGCGCGGTATTTGTACCGACAACCACACAAACCGCAGGCGGGGAAAGCCGTCATTCAAGGCTGTAGGTTTGTGCCATGAACACCACACTGACACCCGCAGATCTCGATCCCCGTCGGCAGGCCATGCTGCTGTACTTTCAGGGATACCGCGTAGCCCGCATTGCTGAAATGCTGGGCGAGAAAGTTGCAACCGTTCACAGCTGGAAAAAACGCGACAAGTGGGGTGACTATGGGCCGCTGGATCAGATGCAGCTCACCACCGCCGCACGCTACTGCCAGCTCATTATGAAGGAGCACAAAGAAGGGAAAGATTTCAAAGAGATTGACCTGCTGGCGCGCCAGTCTGAGCGCCACGCGCGGATCGGCAAGTTTAACAATGGCGGCAACGAAGCCGACTTAAACCCTAACGTCGCCAACCGCAATAAAGGCCCACACCGTCAGCCGGAAAAGAATGTTTTCACCGATGAGCAGATTGAGAAGCTGGAAGAAATCTTCCATTCCTCCATGTTCAACTACCAGCGCCACTGGTGGGAAGCCGGAAAAACCAACCGCATCCGCAACCTGCTGAAGTCACGCCAGATCGGCGCGACCTTCTATTTTGCCCGTGAAGCCCTGATTGACGCCCTGCTTACCGGACGTAACCAGATTTTCCTTTCTGCCAGTAAGGCTCAGGCCCACGTCTTTAAACAATACATCATCGACTTCGCCAAAGAAGTCGAGGTGGAGCTAAAAGGCGATCCGATGGTGCTTCCTAACGGAGCCACGCTTTACTTCCTCGGCACCAATGCCCGCACGGCCCAGAGTTATCACGGCAACCTGTATCTGGATGAATATTTCTGGATACCGAAATTCCAGGAGCTGCGCAAAGTGGCTTCCGGGATGGCTATTCACAAAAAATGGCGACAAACCTATTTTTCCACGCCATCCAGCCTGACCCACAGTGCTTATCCGTTCTGGTCCGGTGCGCTGTTCAACCGTGGACGCAACAAAGCTGACAAGGTGGACATCGACCTGTCCCACAGCAATTTGGCCCCCGGCCTGCTGTGCGCAGACGGGCAATACCGCCAGATAGTCACCGTGGAAGATGCGGTGCGCGGCGGCTGTAACCTGTTCGACCTCGACCAGCTACGCATGGAGTACAGCCCGGACGAATACCAGAACCTGCTGATGTGCGAGTTCGTGGACGATCTCGCGTCCGTGTTCCCGCTCAGCGAACTGCAGGCGTGCATGGTGGACAGCTGGGAAGTCTGGACCGACTTTCATGCACTGGCCCTGCGCCCGTTTGGCTGGCGCGAAGTGTGGATCGGTTATGACCCGGCAAAAGGTACGCAGAACGGCGACAGTGCCGGATGCGTGGTGGTGGCTCCGCCAGCCGTGCCGGGTGGTAAGTTCCGCATTCTTGAGCGTCACCAGTGGCGCGGGATGGACTTCCGCGCCCAGGCTGACGCCATCAAAAAACTCACCGAACAGTACAACGTGACCTATATCGGTATCGACTCAACCGGCGTTGGTCACGGGGTTTATGAGAACGTGAAAGCGTTCTTTCCTGCCGTCCGGGAGTTTGTCTACAACCCCAATGTTAAAAACGCCCTGGTACTCAAGGCCTACGACATTATCAGCCACCGCCGTCTGGAGTTTGACGCCGGGCACACCGACATTGCGCAGTCATTCATGGCAATCCGTCGCGCCACCACCGCCAGCGGCAACCGCCCGACCTATGAAGCCAGCCGCAGCGAAGAAGCCAGCCACGCCGATCTGGCCTGGGCAACGATGCACGCACTGTTTAACGAACCGCTGCAGGGCGAATCCGCCAATACCAGCAATATTGTGGAGATTTTTTGATGGGAAAGAGTAAGAAAAACCGCGCTGCGGCGACGAATCAGCTCAAGCATAAAAGCCAGACTTCAGCCGAAGCATTCAGCTTTGGCGATCCCGTTCCTGTTCTGGACCGCCGTGAACTGCTGGACTATGTGGAATGCGTACAGATGGACCGCTGGTATGAGCCGCCCGTCAGCTTTGACGGACTGGCACGAACCTTCCGCGCTGCCGTGCATCACAGCTCACCGATTGCAGTAAAATGCAACATTCTGACCAGTACCTACATCCCTCACCCGCTGCTCAGCCAGCAGGCTTTTTCACGTTTTGTGCAGGACTATCTGGTATTTGGTAACGCCTACCTGGAGAAACGCACGAACCGCTTCGGTGAAGTTATCGCCCTTGAGCCTGCTCTGGCAAAATACACCCGACGCGGGTTAGACCTGGATACCTACTGGTTTGTGCAATACGGTATGACAACCCAGCCGTATCAGTTCACGAAAGGCAGCATTTTTCATCTGATGGAACCGGACATTAACCAGGAGATCTACGGCCTGCCCGGCTATCTTTCTGCCATTCCGTCCGCCCTGCTCAATGAGTCCGCCACGCTGTTCCGCCGCAAGTATTACATTAACGGTAGTCATGCAGGCTTCATCATGTACATGACCGATGCTGCGCAGAACCAGGAGGACGTGAACAACCTCCGCAATGCAATGAAAAGTGCCAAAGGTCCGGGTAACTTCCGCAACCTGTTTATGTACTCGCCTAACGGCAAAAAGGACGGCCTTCAGATCATCCCTTTGTCAGAAGTTGCGGCGAAGGATGAGTTTCTAAATATCAAGAACGTGAGCCGGGATGACATGATGGCAGCACATCGCGTTCCGCCACAGATGATGGGGATAATGCCTAATAATGTTGGGGGATTTGGGGATGTAGAAAAAGCTAGTAAGGTATTTGTGAAAAATGAATTATTACCATTACAAAAAAGAATGAAAGAATTTAATCATTGGAGCGGTGAAGAAATTATAAAATTCGAGAGATATCAAATTTAGCAAAGTGCCTCTAAAAGAGGCGCTTTAAATCAAGTCTAATGTACTCTGTTTCCCTGGCCATTTTAGCTCTAACAAATACTCCCGAGACTCATTTATGATCATAATCACATCATCATAATCCCGTTTTGTTTTTAACGCTCTAGCCATGTTGCTCTTAACTAAATCAACTGTTCCCTCACAATTAAGATTAAGCGGATTATTAGGTAGGTGAGGTACAACCGCAAACACTGGTCTTTTCGCCTTATTTGCAAACTCAGCTTGAGTTATCGTTCCGCTATTTAACGCAGCCTCGATTAAAATTGAACCTGCAGATAATCCAACTTGTATCCGATTTCTTTGTACAAATGATTGTTTCTGGGCCGGTCGACCCATAGGATACTCAGAAATCCATGCACCACCTTTATCCAGAATCTCTTGAGCAAGTCGACTGTTTTGCTTCGGCTTAGCCTCCTCAAGACCATGCGCCAAGACAGCAATGGTTTTTCCTTTTGCTTGTAACGTTGCCTTATGAGCATTCGCATCAGTGCCTATTGCTAACCCACTTACAACAATATACCCAGCAGACACTATCTGATTAGTGATTCGCCTCGTTATTTCTTCCCCTGCAGGGGAAGTATCACGGGATCCTACAATTGCGACACCCGGCAATTCTTTTAGTATACTTTTATCCCCTTTTATGTAGAGAATTGATGGTGGATTAGGAGTAAACGCTAAACTAAGAGGATAGAATTCAGACCCATATGGTATTAGCTCCACACCATTAACATGGTGGTTCTCCAATTCAGCATTCGCTATTAGAAAATCAGTCTCAGATATTTTATCTTTTAGAAACCCGTGGCTATTAACCATCTCAGTTAAGTCGCGTATATCACGAATAACATCAAAATCAATAAGCTCAAAGAATTTCAATACACTTTGATCAGATGCTAGCTTCCCGATTTGAATAGCTAATCCAAGTGTATTTTTTAATTCTTCTGAGTGCACTTTGCTACTCCTCATAGTTTGCAGTTTCTAGCAGAGCTAATGGCATTATAACTCCAGCTCCTGCAGACTCCAGTAAATAAAAACACGCAGACAAACTACCGCCTGTTGTTTTAACATCATCTAGTAGTAACACATTTCGCCCCATGAGGTTACCACCCCTAACTCTGATACTAGACATGTGACCAGTAATTGAGCGATCTCCTCCTTCACGATGTGCGCTAGGAACAGTGCGTGTTCTTTCCAAACAGCAATCAACAATGCCCCGACGGTGAACATTTACGATTCGCTCGGCGACCTCAATCAAAGCCGGTGAAATTCTGCCTTCAGTGTGAGATGGGACGACTGCTATCGAAAAAGGAGACTCAACAAAACGCCCACCGCCACCTCTGATTACTAACCGCCCAACCTTATCTATAGCTAATCGAGAAAAACGGTTAATAGCCCTTTGATGATTACGATTATTTTCATCCTTAAAATCCATCATCTGCCTTGATAGTTCATCGCTATGAGGGTTGCGCTCTCCCAAATGCCAGTAGGGGTGATACAAGCCACACGATGTAACACTTACGGGTAAAAGCATTCTTTATTCTCATGTAGTCCTAACTCAAACAATGTTAAGCGAAATGATATTTCATAGACAAACATAAAATTCAGAATAATCTCAATGATCACATTTTTGATTATGAAACAAAGCCAAGAGTTAGCGCGCGCTCGTATCCCCGCCACGCCTGCCCGCTTTATGTAGCGGTTTTCATGCGCCTGCATGACATAAGCAAAATCCCGCCACTCCTGGCGGGCCTCAGCTAAAACGATCCTCAAACGATCATGCGGATTCATGCGGCATAGACATGCACAATCTCCAAAGCGGGCATCGAGACTTTTTGGAAACCTACGTAACCACAGTTAATGTGTGCATCCTGTCTCGAATTGCATCACACGTCTCATCAAAAAGCTTGATGATGGTTGTATGGTTCAACTCCGCCTCTTTCCAATAATTTTGCCCGTCAAATTCTGGATCGCTATGCTTAAACGATATTGACTCTGAAAGGCATTCCTTCCGGAAACGGTCCAAGATTATATAAACCTCTGGTGAGATGAACGGTTTGTTAGATTCAACACTTGTAACAAAAGTGTTAAATGCATCAGAAAAAACTTTCAACCTTCTAAATTTTCTCTCTTCAAATGGTTCGTTGGGGTCAACATGATCCAGCGCAGGCCTCAGCTTAAGCACGCTTTCTCTGGTTTCAAACATCGAATTCCAAATGAGACTATATGCTGATAACTCCTTATCAAAATACGCTTTCGTTACATAAACAGAATTGTCTAACTTAGCCTTTATTCTTTCATTAGTTGCACTCAGTTGTGATTGAAATTCAGCAATATCTTTGTTTAGCCGCGACTTATATCTTTCTAAATAAACTTTCCCGATCCAAACAAATATGCCAGATGCAACAAAAGACACCCCACCCAACGAAGCCAGAACTTTAAAGACTAAATCCATTGCGCCCCCACCTGCAAAAATAGTATTCCATTATAAGCTAATACATTTTTAATCAAACAGGGGATAATTCGCGTCAACCTCATCACTTCTCTGCTCTACCCTAGTGACTTCCATCAAAAACCCCAGGCCGTCATATAGCGAAACGGGGAATTCCAGCTCAAGCCAGAAGCAGTCTTCATAGATGCGGCCCAACCAAAAACCTCCGCCACACTCCTTTGGGCGTTGAAAGAAGACCCAGTCGCCAAGGGTTAAACGTTCCAGCACCTAGCCCCGATAAATAATCTGGTGATTACTGTCTTTTTTACCCATGGCTAACGCCTCGCTACTCTCGTTGTTCAACCTTGCTGACGTCAGATTCAAGTTCTTACATCAGGAACGTTCCTTAGTGCAGCCAGCTGTCGTCTTCCCAAACCTGTTGCATAATTTCCATCACCCGCTTTTTGTCTTCATCAAGCTTTAAGCCACTCAGCTCAACGCCGTTTGCCGACCCTTTACGGATGCGGATAGCGGTCTTGGGATAGATGGGTTGCAGGTTGCGGTAAAGCTCGGACTCCAGAGCGTCCAGGGTAGACTGGCTAATCTTCTGCTCTTTATCGATCATTATTTCAATGCGCATAAAAGTCACCTCAGCTGATGACATCCATTGAGCGGTTGTATTCGTGGCTTCTGATTTTTGCCATGAGTTCATCAGTCAATTCAGAAACCCACTGCAGGGCCAGCCCCTTCTCTTCATCACTACACTCACTAGCCGCTACAAGCTTAAGAAAAAAATCAATGCGCTGGAGCTTCAAAGACTCCAAAAAATAGTCCTGCATCTTTCCTCCTATGACACCGCAAACAATACTGTATAGATAACCACTGTTTATATTTACAGTATATGATAATCTTACTGATGTAAAACGTTTTTTTACGTTCATCAGCCTGATATGCCTGGTATTATTAAGAGCACGAATTGTTAACCCGCGTAATTAATACAGGTTCCGCCACTTATCATCTTCCTGCAAACGCTGGTTCCGATAGAAGACACGCAGGCCTGCTCCTGACGGAATACTGCCGCCGCGAAGGAGTAAATCGACCTCTTTCTCGCTGCCATCAAATCCTCTGGACTTCAGTTCATAGACGAGCTGCTGTCGTTGATGGTCTGTAATTCGCTGTTTGTAGTCTCTACGCCGTTTCGGTTTCACCAGGCGTAACCTTGCAGCCAGTTCCCGGCGCTCTTTTTTGTTCATACTGTGCAGGTAATCGTGCAACTCCTTGTCATCCATGTGGGTAATGTCCGTTCTGGTATCCCCATCAGCTGATTTGTCTTTCCCTTGTTGGTTCAAATTTTCAGCAAGGGGACAGTTATTGCCACGAGTCCAAGGGGCGCAAGCGCCCTGGTCGGCTGCCGCCTCCTGAACGTCAACGGCCTTACGAACCATTTTCCACTTCACTGCATGAGTGCAGATCTTGCCCTCTGCAATGGGTGACCAGATGCCATAAATACGAATACCGTGATCGCCATAGGCGGTTGGCTCTTCGTTGATTTCATAAGCGGTTCTGATGAGGTGATATTTGCGGGGAACCAGTACGCCGCCCTGCTTCATGATGTAGGTGGCAAAACAACCAGCATCAGCAGCAGCCAGAATGGCATCAAGGCGCGGGTTATCCAGTACCGGCGCACCTGCTTTTTTGTCACCCTGTTGCCTTGCCGCCTGACCAGCCAGCAAGCGAAGTTCACGGTAAGCCTGACGTCCCGGAATACCAAAGAAGCGGAATTGCTGAACACGATGCAGAGACGCCCAGGCATTAACGTATTCAGCGTTATCACGCAGGGATTTACCCGTTTCCTTGCTGATCTCGCCAGCCAGACCACGCCCGTCAATGTTCTTACTGATGTATTTCGCGATGTAGCTTGTCGGCGTTCCTTTGCGCGGGTTTATCAGCTCAGATTTAAAGCGTGGACCAGTGTTATTACCCAGTTCCTCGCGGTCTTCACGGATGGCAAACTTACGCAACAATGCAGTAATGGCGCGGCGGTCTTTTTTGCGCATGAAACACAACAGGTGCCAGTGAACTGTACCGTCATGATGCGGCTCAGCCACCCGCACGCCATACCAGCGCAACCCGGCTTTGTGCATCGCCTTACGAAATGCAGCAAACATGCCGACCAGATAATCGCTGCTTTGTCTTACCGTCGCATTTGTCCAAGTTGGGTTTGGTCTGCCGTTATTGAGCGTGGAATGGAAACGTGACGGACAGGTAATGGTGTAGAAAACGGCGCAGTCACCGCGCATTTCCGCGATAAGCTCCAGACCTTTAACACAGGCCATCATCTCATTGCGGCGGTGCGCCGGGTTGCTGCTGCTGGCGTTTACCACGTCTTCCATATCCAGCGTGTCGCCCTCTTCGTTCACCAGTTCATGAGAACGGAAAAACTCCAGTGACTTGCGGCGCTGCTCACGTTTATGCATCACGGCTTCATAGCTGACATAGGGAGATGCTTTTTTGCTGACCAGGCAGATAGCACGCAACTGCTCTTCCCGCCATTCGCAACGCATTTTCCATAATTTCCGGTACCACCAGTCGGCGCACAACATACGCGCCAGCGAACCCGGAATGAGTTCATAGGGCACGGGTTTACGGCGGTTTCTTTTCCGGCGGAGTTGCTCAAACGCAGGCGGGATGACATCCAGACGCAGGGTTTCCGCTGCCACCTTTTCCCATGTCTTGCGGATTTCTTCTGGCTTAACGTCATCGGTGGCATACAAATCACCACAAGCTGCATCAAGGCACATGCTCATATGCGCAGCGACAAGGGTAGACAGGCGTTTCACCTGATCCTGACTCATTTCAGGCAGAATCAGCAGGCCGTCCAGCCCTACATGGCTTGCCATAAAACGAAAAGATGCAGATAGCTGGCTGTCGCGTACATGCTCCAGTCGTTCCAGACATGGCTTAATCGTCTCACGTAAATAGCGGGAATAAGCCTTTGGCCTGCCCAGGCTGCTGAAGTATTCAATACGTTGCATCAGCGGCTTGCTGATATGGGAGGGCTGGGCGCTGACGTCTGCCAGAATGACCATGTCCGGGTTAAAACGCTGCTGCTCATGCGCCAACTTTGCCCGGCTAATGAGCTTATCCTGCTCTATTTCGCGTTGGACAGGATCACGGGATTCATTAAAGAAATAACGCTCCCAGACCTGATCACTCAGTGCCTCGCGGCGCAGTTGTTCCTGCTCGTTATCGGCAGCGTACAGAGTGATCAGGTTTGAAAGCGCAGAAACCGGCGCAACTTCCGCCGGGTCCAGATAAGGGTTAATGGCCTTTTTCGGGCTGTTCCATGAGAACGATGCGGCAGCCTCGTTAAAGCCGCAGCAGTTGCTCATATCGGCATGGCTCATGCACGTACTCCGTACACGGCAGAACTATCCACGCCACGCGAATAATCAAATCCCACCCAGCAGCGCGGTCCGGAAACAGCAATGATTTCTGTTGCTGATTTACTCTCACCAGCTGCTGCGCCGATGCTGCGTTTTACCTTGATATAGTGGTGAGTAAAATTGCGATACAGCGAACGGATCAGGGATGTGTCACTGTTAGAAACAATGGCCGGATGTCCTTCTGATGACCGATGTTCAAGAACGGATGCCAGGTGATACTGGTCATCTTCAGTAAAGCCGTCAGCGTGATAGCCGGAAAACGTACCGTCATAAGGCGGATCGCAATACACCACATCCCCCGCCTTCAACATCGCCAGCGTTTCATCAAAGCTGGCGCAGATAAACGTTGCTCGCTGGGCTTTTTCTGCAAAAGCGCGAATTTCTTTTTCAGGGAAATACGGATTTTTATAATTACCGTAGGGAATGTTGAAATGCCCGCTCTTGTTATAGCGACATAACCCACGGTAACCGTGACGATTGAGATACAGGAAATATACCGCTTTCATGAAATCAGTAATTTCAGTTGAGTAATTAAACTCCTGCCTTATGTTGTAATAAGCCACCTCCCTGTTTGCGATCTCAAATAAAACTTTGGCGCGAGATATAAACGATTCACAATCAGCGGCAACCTTTTTATAGAGGTTGATTAAATCAGGATTAATATCCGCAACCAGATAGCAGGGATAATCCGTCTCCATCATCACAGCACAGGAACCCGCGAAAGGTTCAACTAGTCGCGGACCAGCAGGAAGATGTTTTTTCAGTTCGGACATTACGGCGGTTTTATTTCCCGCCCATTTCAGGATGGTGCTCATACAGCACCCCCGTTGTAATGTTTGCCTTTCAGCTCTGCGATTTCCTGACAGGTAATGCAAAGCTGCACACCCGGAATGGCACGGCGGCGTGCTGGCGGAATTGGCGCTTCACACTCAACGCAAAGCACGCGGGACACGCCCGGCGTTTTGGCACGGGCAGCACGGATATGGCGCTGGCGTTCTTCTTCAACGCGCTGCTGTACGAGATCCATTGCATCAGCCATTAGTGGATCTCCTGCGCTTCGTTCTGGATTGCTTCAGCAGTCACACGCAGCAGTTCTGCCGCTTCCACGTGGTTTAGCTGACGGGATGAGATATGACACGCCAGGCTATCAAGGCGAGCTGCCATTGCTTCAGCCCTTGCCCGGCGTTCTTCCAGACGAGCCTCTGTCAGTAAAATATTAAGCCCTGCGTCATCCGGTCCGGTTTTAGTCGTGAGGGTTTCAATATTACGCATAATCAATTCTCCTGAATTTAGATAAAGGGATGCCCGGCGGGTTTACGCCATTAATTTCATTAGTTGGTTAATTCGGCATGGTTAGCCGTCTGGGAAATAAGCTCACCACTGCACGAAAATGATTCATTGCTTTAATCAGCTCCCGCTTTTCGTCAGTGGTCAGCTCATTAATGCTGATGCTATGACGTTCAGCTGGAATTTTTGCCATAAAGAATATGGCAGCCAGTGCCCGTTTATTTTGTTCATTATTGATATCCCGTGGATCACGCATATCTTTAATAAACCGCTCAAGCTCTGACTCAATATTCAGGCCAAAAACTTTCGCCCTTAACTCCGCAATGTGATTAAGTCCATTCAGGCGTTCACCGGGGCTTAATGGAACAGTTGCTGCAGCGCCATTAATTGCCATACTTCATATCCCCCAAACGCAGCTATCGTTCTTTGTTCTTACGGTAACGCTCAAGAGGAGATACATTTTTTCGTATCGTCTCTTTAACCTGCTCTCCCCGTAAAAACGTCCCATCCTTTAACGCGAAAAAGTAACTGCCATCGCCCGACAATGACGGATAGCAACAGAGCAAATCATCTTCAGGTACTGAATAACTCTCCCCTCTGTAACGAAACTGATAAACCATTTCACTTTCCGCTGCATACATTTTGACTTTCTCCGTTTCCTCGTGGTCAATTCAGACAGCAATTCATCTTGTGAATGACATGGATGCCAGCGTTTACCATCCTCACCCATGATCCAGCCGTGACCGTAGTGCATTGCCGGGCTTTGTTTTACCAGCAGCGATGCAAATGATGGTTCTTTCGTCAGCATAAGCACCTCACAGCAAACCGAATGAAGCACCGAGGCCAGTCACGGTATCAACTGCACTCGCCATCGCAGGATTAGCCTGTAAACGGGCCTGCAATGAAACAGCCGCCAGCGCCATCAGTCGTGTTACAGAATTAATGCTGCTGATCGCATCGCGACGGCCTGCACTGGTTTTTACATCGCCAGAAACCGCACCTGCAGCAACACGCCCGATCTCTGCGGTTGCACTCATGACGTAATGTGGCAGTCTCTCTTTTGCCACCTCATTTACCGGTATACATGGCAGGCAGTGAATCTGAGCCAGAAATCCATCAACCAGTGTTGGGTCTTCAGTGAGATCGGTTAACTGCCAGATATCTGACGCAGTAAGTTGGTGTGGTTGTTCCGGGTTGAGCTTGTTACGCAAGGTTTGAACGTTCATACCTGCGCGCTCTGCCAGCTTCGCCATGTTGTGTCGTAGGGCGAAGGCCCGGCAGGCTTCATTGAAATGGGGATGTTTTGAAATGCGATAGTCAAACATAGTCAGTTGCTCCGTGAAGTCTCAAAATGGAACTAGTTGATAGTCACGTTGCAATCAGAGAGGGCATCGATCGTCATCGCAGCAATGTTAATCATCACTTTTTCACGCTTTTTATCCTTACGTAGGCGATGACGAGGCAAACGCCCATCTGCAAGCATGTCGTTAATTGTGTCGATAGATAAGCCAGTGAGTTCACTATATCTTTCTATAGTAACGTGGGGGGTGATGAGAGTGATTGAAATGTTAGGTCTCATGATGCAACATTCCTCTTTTAGCAATGATTAATCAGGATGAATACTGATCGTTTGTATTATGTGAACACTGCAAACATACGATCACATCATGAAATCGTCAAGGTAAAAGTTCACTTGGAGTGACCATGAATTTGGAAAAAGGCGGTCGTGGGGCCATAGAGCGCATGGTTGAAGCCTATGGTTTCAAGACAAGACAAGCTTTGTGTGATCATTTGGGCATTTCTAAAAGCACCTTAGCCACGCGCTATATGCGTGATTCATTCCCGGCAGAATGGGTAATCCAATGTGCACTTGAAACCGGCACGTCGCTAGAGTGGCTAACTACTGGGCAAGGTTCAAAAGAAAGTTCACAAAAAGAAAACACAAAAGAGATCGAAAGGAAGATTTTATCAAGCGGAAAACTACTTCCTGATGGTTACTACATTTTCGACAACAACTTTTTGCCTGAAAAACTAAAAAAACCTTTTGTTGTGATCGATGGCGCATCAGAGTTTATCTGTGATTCGGATTATGAGGATGTACGTGATGGTAAGTGGATCGTTGATATTGATGGCGAGGTTGCTATCAGGAATCTGACAAGACTGCCGGGACGTCGTCTAAATGTCGATGGCGGCAGCAGTTCCTTTGAATGCAAAATAGATGAAATTGATATCATAGGAAAAATTAGAAGCGCGATCGTCAATTATTAAAATTAATGTATAAGGAAATAAATATGTTTTATAAATCTATACATATCCTACTTATTTGTTTATTTATTACTTTACCTATTACAAGTTTTGCAAAAAATTATCCATGTTCTGGTAAGAAAGGGGGAGTTTCACATTGTACATCTGATGGGAAGTTCGTTTGCAATGATGGAACGCCAAGCAAGTCAAAGAAAATATGTTCTAAAAACTAAGGTTGCTTCATATGAATAATGATATGACTTTTGAAAACAGAGATGAGTATAATAGAAAAATCATTGCTGAAAAAATAATAAGCTTACTCGAGTCCCCCTTAAAAATATCCCCTATTGTTATCGATGGGGACTGGGGTACCGGTAAAACCGAATTTTCAAAAAAATTAGCGGCATTGATTGAAAAAAATGAATCTGGGCATAAAGTAGTATATATTGATGCATTTACTGAAGATCATAATGATGCTCCCATACTTACTATAATGGCTGCAATAGTTGCATTATATCCAGAGAGTGAAAAGAAGGAATTAATATCAAAGGCATTACCAGCATTGAGATTTGGACTTAAAACTGTACTCAAAGCTGGCGCTGGGTGGATTTTAAAACAAAATGCAGATGATATTGCGGATGAATTCGAAGATGCTATTAAAGATGCGGCTAACTCAGCTATAGATGGTACTGTAGAAGCACTGCTTGATGATCATATTGAAGCAAAGAAACATTTGCTTGCTCTCAAGGAAGTACTTGCTGAACTAACTAGCGAAAATAAAATAACAATTATCATTGACGAACTTGACCGTTGTAAACCAAGCTTTGCCATCTCTATCATCGAAAATATAAAACATGTTTTTGACACTGAAAATCTTAACTTCTTGTTAGTTGCTAACATCTCACAATTGAAAGCATCAATAAATCATATTTACGGTGCAGGTGTTGACTCAGAAAGATATCTTGATAAATTTATAAAATTCACTTACAGCCTGCCAGTGACTTTCACTGAAAACAATTACGATAAAATTTTGGCTTCGAACTCTCATTTTAGAATGCTATGTAACGAGTCTGAAAGACTAAAAGAAATTGGAGAAAGTAGTATTCATATAGTTCAAAAATTTATCGAACTAAAAGGCTTGTCGCTACGGGAAGTTGAAACCTTATCAAGATATCTAGAAATTTATCAAATTTTATCTCAAAATGAAATCAGCAATAAATTTATACCAGGCTATTGCTGTTATCGAACCCTTGCAGTAATTCTTTATTCGTTTGGTCGTGAACTGGCCCTTAACTACGTAGAAGATAAAATAGATGCACAATTAATAATCAATTTCTTCGGTGTTAATAGACTCCCATATCAGACAGATCAATATAACATCAACATCTACTATTATGCATTATTTGGTATAACTTATAAATATATGCCAGAAGGTTCTCCTTTACTTCCTTCTGAAAACGATGAAAAAAACAGATGGGCTGAAATAAGTGATTATCATATTTTAAAAGGAAATGCAGGTGTAGAAGACCCTGTTAGAATATTCAAAAACACCTTAAAAGTTTTCTTGCTCCAATGAAATGTTTAATTGAAGATCTTTAAACATTGACCACTGTTCAAACATACAGTTAAATTTAGTCCTCAGACATGAGGACTTTTTTATGGCAGTACGAAAACTCAACACAGGTAAATGGATTTGTGAATGCTACCCCGCCGGGCGCAATGGGCGGCGTGTGCGTAAGCAGTTTGCAACTAAGGGTGAAGCATTGGCTTTTGAGCGTCACACGATGGAAGAAACCGAAGCAAAACCCTGGCTGGGTGAATCAGTGGATCGTCGAACACTGAAAGACGTGGTTGAGCTATGGTTCAAACTACATGGTAAATCTCTGACGGCTGGGCAGCATGTCTATGACAAATTGCTGTTGATGGTTGACGCTCTGGGAAATCCCATTGCAACCGATCTCACCTCTAAAATGTTTGCCCACTATCGAGATAAACGCCTGACAGGAGAGATCTACTTCAGCGAAAAATGGAAGAAAGGAGCAAGCCCGGTCACCGTTAACCTGGAGCAAAGCTATCTAAGTAGTGTTTTTAGCGAACTATCCCGCCTGGGCGAATGGTCGTATCCGAACCCACTGGAGAACATGCGAAAATTCACCATCGCAGAAAAAGAGATGGCATGGCTTACCCATGAACAGATTGTTGAATTGCTGGCTGATTGCAAACGTCAGGACCCAATTCTGGCACTGGTAGTCAAGATATGCTTAAGCACAGGCGCACGCTGGCGAGAAGCAATAAATCTTACCCGTTCACAGGTGACTAAATACCGAATTACCTTTGTCAGAACGAAGGGGAAGAAAAACAGAAGCATTCCCATCAGTAAAGAGCTTTACGAAGAGATTATGGCACTTGATGGGTTCAATTTCTTTACAGACTGCTATTTTCAATTTTTATCCGTGATGGAAAAAACGTCTATCGTGCTCCCTCGCGGTCAACTGACACACGTTCTGCGTCATACGTTTGCGGCGCATTTTATGATGTCGGGTGGAAACATCCTGGCCTTACAAAAAATTCTCGGGCATCACGATATAAAAATGACGATGCGTTACGCACATCTGGCACCGGATCATCTGGAAACGGCGCTCCGTTTCAACCCTCTGGCAACGCTGCCAAGTGGCGACAAAGTGGCGGCAGCGGTTGGCATTACCCCGTAA